CGTACCGGTGAGGTTTGCAGTAATTGTGCNTTNCCAGCAAAGTCACCAGAAGCATCACGTTGTACAACGGTAGATGCGCCGTTGGCAGATGAAGCNTCTAGNCGAGCGGTNGCTAANGTACCCGCNGAAACGTTTGAGGCGTTTAANCCAGTGAGGCTTCCCCCCGGTCCGCTGAATCCTGTAGTAGCTGTAATAGTGCTACCCGCAAAATCCCCAGAAGCATCCCGAGNTACAATAGTAGACGCACCGTTGGCTGAAGACGCCGTTGTACGTGCGTTGGCTAGAGTNCCCGCAGAGATNTTTGAAGCGTTCAGAGATGTGATNTTTGCACCAGAGAACGTAGCTGTTGTTGAGCCTGTACCACCTTGAGCTACAGCCAGAGGACTACCAAGTGTNANCGACGAGAGGTGAGTCACCGCATCCACACAGTCAGTACCATTGTTGTAGACAAACATCGTCTTACCGGCTGGGACAGCGACACCAGTTTGGCCAGTGACCTTAATGGTGATTGCATCCGCACAACCGTTGTTTACGATGTAGACCTTCTCAACAGCGGGTACTACTAAATCTTGCGCCCCACCAGAGGTACCAGTCAGATTCAACCGCATATGGCGATATTGTTGGGTAGTGTTATCGTCAGCCGCGCTCAGCGTAACTGTGCCACTAGCGAAAGTAACATCAACAGTACCACCGAGAGCTTCCTCAAGGGCTGTACCCAAGTTAACGTTCGTTACACTACCCCATGTACCAGCGTTTTCGCCGGTCGCCATAAGCTGTAGCTTTAAATTATCACTATATGAACTGGCCATTTCTCACCTCATGCCGCATTAGTATCAACCTCAACCCAATTCGGGGTTTGAGAAGTGTTAATTCCGCCCCACACAAGTGGGCTATCAATCGTTGCTGTTGCAGAAACGCCGGTCACAACGGCCTGATTATCAATACTCACAGTAGCAGTGCCTTCCGCACCAGTAGCTTCTACCCCAGTAACATCAACATCTGCACCGGCTCGTGGCGTTTCATTGCCAAGCGCCATAATACCAGTTACGCCAGTAACCGAGAAGTTGGCGGTACCAGTAATAGTAGGATCTCCAACATCCGCCGTAGCGGTCACACTGGTAAGCGATACAAGTGCATCACCCGTAATCTCGGTTACCGTACCTTCTTCGCCCGTAGCTTCCACACCGGTCTGTGTAGTATTAGCCGCTGCTCTAGCAGTAACAGAGCCAACGTCATTAGCGGCACTAACCCCTGTTACATTTAAGTTTTGCTGAATCTGTACTACAGACCCCGCGTCAACGGTCCCGGTGCCTAAAACACCAGTTACACTAACGTTAGCGTCACCTTGTGGTGCTTCTTCATCACCGAGTAGGCCAGAAGCCTCAACCCCCGGTACGAAGACATCAACGTCAAGGTTTGCACCACCCCAACCAAGTTGAGACTGGTTCCACTCCCCGATACCCCATTCAGCGTTGGTATCAGGGTCTTCAATACCCACTAAGCCTTCCGCAGATACGCCTGTGGTTATGACGATCTTTACGGTCTTGGGGGTTTCCTCGCCTAGTTCACCTAAGCCAGAAACGCCAGTCACGTTGACGTTGACAGAAATTAACCCACCAAATCCGTCTTCGCTCCAGCCTTGTTCCCCCCAACCCGTAATGGCCATTACTTATGCCTTACGCGATACGAATGATTGCGTTAGAAGCATCGGCTGCTGGGAAGATGATTGTGAAGTCACCATCTGTCGCGGTTTTATCCGCACCGAAGTCCAGAACCGCTACTGCAGCATTGGTCAAAGCTGTGTTAGCCGTACCATTTGCCGAAGGCGTAGTGTTGTAAATCAACGCGCCGCGAGCAGTAATGGAGACGTTGCTGAAAGTTAGGTCGTCAAAATCAGCGAAGCCTGTACCCGCAGAAGCGTTAGTGTTGGTAGCTGTAACACCGCCGTTAGTTAACGCCGCACCGCCAGCAGAGTAGTTTGTACCTGTGGCTTCGTTAGTAGCTGTGTATGCTGTCGTATTTGCATCAATCGAAGCAGATGACGTATACAGCGCCAGTTTAAAAGTATCACCGCTTGCATCGCGGAAATCGTGACATCCAAGCAAAAGCTCTGCTTTGAAGGATGTACACATCGTTTGAGTAATGGCCATGATGGTCTCCTTTAACTATCTATGAGTTTCACTAATTCGGGGTGTCCGGCATCTTTGAACTTATTCGCCAAAGTTACCTGATTCGCCCGAACAGCTTCTTTCATATAGAACACCAGAACTTGCCGGATGTTCTCCTTAAAAGCCTCTGCTTGATCTCGTATTGCAGGGTGTGTAGTCCCTCCAACACTAATGATCCGTTCGAGAGCACGTTCGGCTAACTCCTCTGGAGTAGCACCTCTATGCTGCGTCGCTTCAACTCGAAAGCCTCCGCCAAGCAGCAAATTTATATCAACTATGTTGTTCATCGTACTGGGTACCTAGCTTGTCCTGATCTGTACATATCTTGACGATTCTTACCCTCCCCAAGGAGTTTCAGTTGCGCCATAGCCTCATCGTACCGCTTTTGGTAGTTGGCTTGTACATCTTGCTCGCCTTTCATAAACGTATACGCCTCAAGCAAGGTGCCGTACAACAGAACAGAATCGAAGTTATCACCCAACCAAGATGTAGCTGAATCCACGATTGAGTTTGGATAATAGAAATAGTGTAGTTCTACGGTGTAGTCGGCGTCAGGCGTAGGACCAACGATATAAGACTGATCGTCAAACATAGCATAATGGGTCGGTGTGCCCGTGCTGTTTGGATCTGGGAACGCCTCACGAATGAAGTTAACGTCTTTATTCAACAAGTAGCCGTAGGAGCCGTCCGTGTTAACAACCGCTAACGAGAAGTTAGCTAGCCAATCTGAAGGCACTGTAAGGTATTCGTTATCGCTAGTCAGCGACCCCGTCACGTTCTTACGAAGTTCCAACAATTGAACGGTGTTAAAAACGCGCTGTTCAGCCTGTCTAATAAACGTGTCAATCTGTTCCTTAGCTAAGAAATCAGTAGCGTTACTAGACGTATCAATAACAACCGTATCGGGGAAATCATTCTCCGCATACGCCTGAACTGTTTTGAACAACGTAGCGTAATTCATTAGTTAGACTTTCCGCTGAAACCTGTGCCTTTCGTTGCCGCACCAGCACCGCGCATCTTCTTGGTCTGGGTATTGGGCACGTTGTTTGGGTAGCCATCAACATTCGGCACTGGTACCGACTGTGGTTGGTTTGGCATAGCTTTTACTTTCATCGCTTTCTCCTACGAAGTCGTTACGGTCACTGTGCCGACTTCAGCGTCAGCTTTAAGGTTATCTGGTAACCCACTAATTTTCAAAGGATTATATAACCCTACAGGGTTCCACCCCCACTGTATATCACGAGACTGCTCATATGAGCTATCCGGTCTCGGGTTCCGTAGCGCCTGTGGGTCTGTAATCGTATACATGCCCAACTGTAGCTGCGGCTGATCTGGTTCCCAACACGTGGGGCAGACCATAATATTTACTTGTTCTGTCTTGATCGTCAGCGGTTTCAACTGCTTCAACTTGTACTGAAACCCACACCGATCACATACGGCTATCGCTCTTTTGCCGGAGGCAAACTTTACAGCCATAGCTACTCCTTAATAGAAGAACTCACGCGGTGCCAAACGCAGCGAAGACTTATCTCGATCTTCGGAGGACGCTAGGTTCCACTGTTCTTCATATGATGCTTTCAGCATCTCAATACGGTTCATCGCCTCTGGAATCTTCAGGGACAGGTAATATGCTAGTCCGGCCACCAAACAAGGCAGCATACGGAATGGAATATCTTGTGTGTTCACACCGTTACCCGCATCTTGGATACGGCGCATACGCCAGTACGCAAAGGTGTACGTTTCGTTGTTCGGAGTAGGCCATACGTTAATCTGTGGCACATCNGCTTGACGGTCAATCCACACTTGAATCGGACGCCCCTGAACATTTTTGTTAGGAATACTGGCGTAAGTGGCCACACTAATACGGGTGATGCTGATATCCGATTGAGTAGAACCACTACCGGTACGAACCACGTGGTCGAGCAGGTCAATAGTGTCAGCAGGGAGATCGTACGTGCCTGTGCCTTGGGTCAGAGCTACGGAGCCTTCCTCAATAGTCCACAGGTTAATACCACGGTTAGCCCACTCGATAGTCAGGAGGTTGAGGCTACGCCGCGCTGTACGCATATCATAACCAGAACGAAGCTCCACACCACAACGCTCAAAGGCTTCCTCAACCAAGTTGTTAAGGTCTAAATCAAATGTTGCGGTTCCCGATGTTGCCATCACTTCTTCCTTTTAGCTGGGGCCACTCGACGTGGCTTACCTGCTGGTTGTCCTAGACGCTTTTTCTGCGCTATACGTTTCTTCTTCTCCGCTGCCGTCATTTCCCCAGACGTTTTTGGAGTTTTGCTAGAAACTCTTTTGCTTGGTCTACAATACGGCGTACCGCGCTTTTCACCTTCTTTACG